AGGAGCATTGATGAGAGAATATACATTTGTACCTATGGGTAGAACACCACAAGGTATAGTACAAAAAATGGCAGAGCCTAAAATAATAGAAGCAAGAAGTTTAAAAAAAGCATTAACAAAATATTCTGTACCAACAGAATTTTGCACTTTTGCAGTAATATATTGGACAAGTAAAAAAGGTAATGAAAGTAAAAAAACTGTAGAGTTACCCTATAAATCTAGAAAAGAAAGAAAAGGAAAATTGTAATGGTAAACAAACCTAAAGGTCAAAGCGAAGTTTGTAATTTAATATTAGATAATCATTTTAACTGGTGTAAAAAAGAAGGTAGAGATACATCTTGGTATAAAGATTGGAGGAAAACATATGTGGAAACATCCAAGTTATTACGCAAAAATAAAAAAACAAAATCGCTTGACAAATAAAGAAAACTATGGTAAGGAAATAGACAATGAAAAAATACAAAATACGAGTATTCGGAATGGGGATAGACGCAGTAGCAATAATACCATTCGACAACGAGCCAGATATAGAGACGATAGAGAATAATGTAGCTTACTATTTAAATAATAATTTAATGAAAGTAGAAAATAGTTCTTTCTTTTCTGAAAAAAAATATACAATTACATACGAGGAAGTATCTATTTGAATTATAAACAACAGCTAGCAGTTGTACAAGGTTTGTTTGTGCCACCAGATACAAACATTAGAATGGACTGTCCATTTTGTAATAATAAAAATACACTAGCAGTAGACACTACAGAAAATAAAATAAGTTGGTATTGTTTTCATGCGTCTTGTAAAGCAAAAGGAAAAAAAGAAGGAGAAAAAAATATGCGTTATGTAGAAAAAGTATTTAATGGTAATAAACAATTACATATAGAAGATTTAGATTTTCCAATACCAGATAGTTTTCAATCTATATATTCAAATGAAAAAGCAATGCGTTGGCTATCAAATAATAATTGTTGGGAGTCTTGGTCTTGGGGTAGAGCAGATTTTAAATATGATGTAAAACAAAATAGAGTTGTGTTCTTAATAAAAAATAGAGTATCACATAAAATAGTAGGTGCAGTAGGTAGAGCATTAAGTAAAGATGATTTTCCTAAATGGTATATGTATGGTAATAAAGATGTGCCATTTAAATGTGGTGAATGTAATGATGCAGTTATTGTAGAGGATTGTCCATCAGCTTGTGCAGTATCAAATGTATTAACTGGTATAGCTATTATGGGTACAAAATTAAAAACAGTACACAAAAATCATTTGCAACCATATAAAAATTTATATATATGTTTAGATAGAGATGCTACAACAAAAGCATATGATATGGCAAAAGATTTAAGGTCTTCTGGATTTGAGAATATAATAGTAAAACCTCTTGAAGATGATTTAAAATACTATAACACAGAACAGGTAAGGGAAATATTTTATGATTGAAAAACAAATGATTAGACTTATGTTGAATAAAAAATTTTATATTCAACACAAAGGTATGCTATCACCAACTGTATTTGCAGGTGATATAAGTGCTTTGTATGAAACAATACAAAAAGCACACGAAAAATATAGTGATGATATAAAAGTAGATGAGTTATACTCTCTACATACTGCTATATTTAATCCTGCATTAACTCGTGCTGCAAAAGAAAAATTTAGTGAGTTAGTAGAAGATATAAAAGAAGTACAAGAGCCAAGCAAAGAGATAGCAAAAGATATTATGCGTATACTCTCTGATAGAGATTTGGCACAAAGAATAGCAGTAGAAGCTACAGAAATATTTAATGGTAAGGAAGCAAAGTTTACTGATATAACTGGTATGATAGAAAAACATAAACAAAATATCAATGAAGAAAAAACTCCTGCAGTTACAAGTGATGTAGAACAAGTATTAAATTTATTAGATATAACTACAAAATGGAAGTTTAATATACCTGTGTTAAAAGAAAATGTAGGTGGTATTGGTGGTGGTAATCTTATGATAGCATTTGCTAGACCAGAGACAGGCAAGACTGCATTTTGGGTTAGTCTATGTGCAGGACCAAATGGGTTTGCAGAACAAGGTGCAAAGGTACATGCATTTATAAATGAAGAGCCTGCAATAAGAACACAGATGAGAGCAATATCTTGTTATACTGGTATGACTAGAGATGAAATATTATTTGATAGAGTACAAGCACAAAACTCTTGGACTGAAATAAAAAATAATATATCTATGTTTGATACAGTTGATTGGTCTATGGAAGATATAGATGCACATTGTGAGAAACATAAACCAGATATAATTGTTATAGACCAGCTTGATAAAGTAAATGTCTCTGGTACATACGCAAGAACAGACGAAAAATTAAGACAGATATATACAAGTGTAAGAGAAATAGCAAAGAGAAGAGATTGTGCAGTTATTGCAATATCTCAAGCATCTGCTGATGCACATAATAGAAACAGTATTTCGTTTGATCAAATGGAAAACTCTAAAACTGGTAAAGCTGCTGAAGCTGATTTAATTATTGGTATAGGTAGAAACTCTAATAGTGATTTAGAAAATAAAATAAGAACATTATGTGTAAGTAAAAATAAAATAAATGGATATCATGGTGAGCCTGTATGTACTATTAGAAGAAGTATAAGTAGGTACGAAGTATGATAACAACAGTTGATGTAGAAACATCTTGGCAAGTTACAAGTACAGGTGGGTATGATCCATCACCTTTCCATCCAGATAATATATTAGTTAGTGTTGGTATAAATGATGAGTATTATTTTACAAATCATAGTGAGAGAATTGATAAAGGTTGTTATCATAAGATACAATCTGTGTTAGATAAAACTACTTTACTTATAGGTCATAATATAAAATTTGATTTAATGTGGTTATTAGAATCTGGATTTAAATATAGTGGTAAAGTTTATGATACTATGTTAGGTGAGTATATATTAAATAGAGGTATAAGAAAAAGTTTAACATTAGAAATGTCTTGTCGTAGAAGAAAGATTGGATCAAAAGATAATCGTATAAAGGAATATACAGATAGAGGTATACCATTTCAAAATATACCTGCAAATGTAGTTGAAGAGTATGGTAGAATGGATGTAGAAATAACTAGAAAATTATTTGATTCTCAAATGAGTGATTTAAAAATGGCTAAAAATAAGGGTTTATTGATGACTGCTAAGATGATGAATGAATTTTTAATTGTGCTATCAGATATGGAAAGAAATGGAATTAATATAGATCTAGATGATTTAAGTAAAGTAGAAAAAGAATATAGAGCAGAGTTTGCATATTTAAAACAAAAGATAGATAAGATAGTATATAAACAAATGGGTGATACTAAAATTAATTTGTCAAGTCCAGAACAATTAGCTTGGTTGATATATTCTATGAAACCTAAAGATAAAAAACAATGGGCTAAAATATTTAATGTAGGTATAGATAAAAGCACAGGAAAAAATAAACGAAGACCAAATTATTCAAGACAGCAATTTAGAAATTTAGTTGCAGATAATACAGAAGTAATACACAGAACTGTAGCAGAACAATGCATAACTTGCAAAGGTAAAGGTGTAATTAAAAAAATAAAAAAAGATGGTAGTCCATATAAAAATTATACTAAATGTGTAGACTGCGATGGGGATGGTTATGTTTATACACCTATGGCAAAGATAGCAGGATTTAGGCAAAGACCTAGAAGTGTATATGATATAGCAGAGTCTGGTTTTAGAACAGATAGAATAACTTTAACTAAAATATCTGCAGAAGCAGAGGGTGAGTTTAAAGAATTTATTGATGCTATTGTTAGACATAATGCAGTAGATACTTATTTAAATACTTTTGTAGAAGGACTAAAAAATTTTACAAATGAAAAAGGTTTTTTACATCCTAAATTTATGCAAGCAGTTACAGCAACAGGTAGATTATCTAGTCGTGATCCTAATTTTCAAAATCAACCAAGAGGTAAAACTTTCCCTATAAGAAAAGTTGTAATATCTAGATTTAAAAAAGGCAGTATACTAGAGGTAGACTTTGCACAATTAGAATTTAGAACTGCTGTATACCTTGCACAAGATAAACAAGGTATGAAAGATATAAAAAATAAAATAGATGTTCACCAATACACTGCAGATATTATAGGTGTATCAAGACAAGATGCAAAGGCACATACATTTAAACCTTTGTATGGTGGTGTTACTGGTACAGAAGATGAAAAAAGATATTACACTAAATTTTTAGAAAAATATAAAGATATAAAAGTTTGGCACGAACATTTACAAAGTGAAGCTATTAGATTTAAAAGAGTTAAACTACCAACTGGTAGAGAATATTCATTTCCATACGCAGAAAGAACACCTTGGGGTGGATCTACATATGGTACACAAATAAAAAATTATCCTGTTCAAGGTTTTGCAACAGCAGATATTGTACCACTTGCTTGTATAAATATATATAAACTTATGCAAGAACAAAAAGTAAAAAGTTTACTTGTAAATACAGTTCATGATTCTATTGTAGCTGATGTTTATCCTGGAGAAGAAAATGTGATGAGTAAAATATTTAAACAGGGCACAGCAGATGTAATACCTGCACTTAAACAGTATTATAAAATAGATTTTAATGTTCCACTTGACACAGAACTTAAAATCGGTTATGATTGGTTAAACATGAAGGAGGTCAATAATGACTAAATTAACTAAAC